AAGGATCTCCGCCATCTTCCCACTCTTGCATTTCTTCATCTGTCATATACGTATCACCTTCATGAGTATTGCAGAATGGTTCTGTTATCCATCCTCTTTCAATACCGTTTTCAAGCCAGATCTCAAACTCGTTATAGTCTGCTTCTGAACCTTGAATATCTTTTAATATTTTTTCAAAATCTTCATCCATAATATAAGTATACCCCTAAGCACTTAGAATGTCAATGGGACCAATACAAGAAGTGCTATATGTAATTGCTGCATTTAATGCTAGAGTCAGACGACGCTTGGGATCTTTGTGACTCTGGGTAGAATAAAGAGAACCCATAGCGTAGTCTGCTCCTGATCCTACGGCAATAAAGTCTCGCTCATAGGAAACCAATGTAAGGTCAGATGCATCGTGTTCATACAGCTTTCCTTTTAGTCCAATTAATAGTGAAAGTTCACTTTCTTTACCCCCAATATCCCATTCGCTATAAAATGTTTTAAGGGATTTTAAAAATTTTCCATGCATAAATTTATCAGCATTGCCTTCTGGTGCTGGAGGAATAAAATTATATTGAATGATTTGTCCATCAAATGTTCCAGCAAACCCAAAGATATAAGGTCCAGACTTCCATATTTTTGGTTTGTCAATAGGCACAATGTAGTTGCCTTCTGATGCACCACGTTCTCCAGCAAGGTATACCTTACCGTCTTTCATTATTCCTGCAATACAAGTCATGCATACCCCTTAGTCACTATATTATAAGTATACCAGAGGTAGGCACGGCTGTCAATCAAGGCTAAATATGATTAATTAGCCTTTTTGTCTACTGATTTAAAAGCATCATTGATTTCTGACAATGAAAGCTTTCCATCGTCCAAAAAAGCTCTAGCCAGTCTTTCAATAACTGTTGCTACGCCTAATAGTCCTGCTAGCATTACTGCTTGTATGGTGTCAATTCCTACTACGGCTCCTGCTCCCAAGACTGATAGTCCTGATGCTGCGAATACCGCAAGAATTCTCATCAGAATATTTGTTATTGCTTTCTGTGGGTGCTCCTGCTTTGGGGGTTCTACTATTTTTTTAGTTGCCATTATTCATCCTCCTTTTTATTTTGTGCCTTTGATCCAAAATATCCACCAATTACACCAATTAAACCACCAAGGGCAGTCTGGCATAAAGTAATTACTTCAGATGATATTTCTACAGCCTCACCTGTTGCATTTGTTTCAAGTGCTGCAGTAACAAAGTCTCCAATGATTGCTAAACATATTGCTGCACCTATAATCCAAACTAAGTGCAATATAATTTTATCTTTCATTCGTCATCTTTCCAGTCTTTATTTCTAATTGGATAAGTAATAGCCCATGCAAACATTGTTGCCATAATTGCTACACCAACAATTTGCTTGGCTGATCCGTCTAGTACTACATATGCGATAAACATACCAAGTAAAGTCCATAATTGATCAATCATATCCTGCATTACTTTCTTTATTATTTTCATGGTTTCCTTCTCCTTATTCTTGGGTCTCCCCCGCTAGGTCCTCCACCACTTGAGCCTCCGCTAGGTGTTGGGGTTGTTCCACCTGCGGTTCTTGCTGCTGAGGCTGCGGCATTAGTCGCTGCTCCTGCTGCTGCCCCTGCCACTGTTACAGCATTTAAGGCTGCTCCAGTTGCAACTACTGTTGCTACAACCATCTTGGTTGCTTCTTCTCTTTCTTCTTCAGTCATGTCTGCACCTATACTTCCAAGGGCAGCAATGGCTGCTCCTGGATCGCTAAACAATTCTTCTGTAAATGCTGCTATATCTGTAACTAATTCAATTTGTGCGCCTACCTCTGCCGTAATAACTACTTCTTGTCCGCTTTCGCTAGTACGAACTTCAACTGGTGTATCTGGCGGTAAATCTACTAATTTAATTCCAGCATCTGCTACTTGTTCTTTTGTAAGATTTTCTCCAGGAGCAACTGATTGAATCAACGCATCAGCAACAATTTCTTTTTCTGCGGTAGACATTTTTCCATCAGTAGATACTAGGGCTACGATTGCTGCAACATCTTCTTTTGAAACTTCTCCATCAGATGCAAGTGCTTCAAGTACAGCCTCTTGATCTGCAGTAGAAACTTTTCCATCTGCTGCCAATGCTTCAATTAATTGATCAGTTTCTTTTGCATCTATTTCTCCATCTGCTGCCATAGACTCTGCAATTTCTTCTACTTCTGTGCTATCTATTTCCCCGTCTAATAATGCTTCATCAACTGTGTTGTTTATTTCTTCTTCTGATCCCGTCACTGGTTCTGTATCAATTGGCTCTGTTTCCACAGGTTCTGTTTCTATAGGTTCTGTTTCTATAGGTTCTGTTTCAACAGGTGTGGTATCTATAGGTTCTGTGTCTATAGGTTCTGTATCAACTGGCTCTGCTTCAACTGGAGTTGTGTCAACTGGCTCTGTTTCTACGGGTGTGGTGTCCACAGGTTCTGTGTCTATGGGTTCTGTCTCTACAGGAGTTGTATCTACAGGAGTTGTATCTACAGGAGGTTCGTCTACAGGCGCAGGTGCTTCTTCAACAGGTTGAGGAGGCATGTCAGGACCTGTGTCAGTGTCGGCAATTACAGGTGGTTCCTCTACAGGGGTGGTGTCTACGGGTGAAACAACTACGGGTGGCTCAACTAATGCAGGTGGTTCAACTGTTACGGGTGTAGGGGCTGGGGCAGGTGCAGGAATTGCATTAATTACTGCTTGTGCTGTAGCCACAACTGTTGGTGCTACTAAGACTGCTTCAACTGCTGCTGAAACAACTGCAATATCTGCTACTTTTGTAGTTAATGTTGTAGTTGCTGTCTCTAATGCAGTCACAGTATTTTGTGAAACAGTTGCTACTGGTGCAATAACTGTATTTGTATTTGCTGTATTTGTTGCAACAACTGCTGTAATTGCTGAGTTTAATGTAGCAATTTGTGCATTTGCTGTGTCAATTGCTGCCAATACTGTTGCATTATTTGGATCAGGGGCAGGAGTAAATGCAGCACCTTGACTAATAGTTCCATTAAATCCTGGCCCTGAGTTAGTATCAGTAATAGCAGTTACTGCTCCGCCAGTAGTTTGCCTTACATTAAATCTGGCACCATTTGGAATAGGACCAGTAACGCTAACATCTGCTGCCCATGCCCCATCGCTTGGATTTACATCTGCATTAAATCTAATTTGAGTCATCTGAGTATCGGCTGTAGTAAGAGGATAAACACGAACATCCCATGCAATAGATAGAGTATTGGTTGTTGTTGAATAAGTAATACCAGAGCCATTACTCCATGTAGTCCAATCGTATCCCGCTACAGAAATTGAAGGTGCATTAGGAGTAGAGTAATAGTTTTGTCCTTCATTAACACCAAAAGTTATTGTTGCATTAGATCCAACATAGACATTATTATATGTAACTCCACCCATTTGTAAATTAAACGGAAGGTTCATACGAATACCAGCATCATCTGTATTTGATAAAACATTTGATGTTGTACCAATTGTTGCTACCAGAGCATTTACTGCATCTTGAGCATTATTAATAGCAACATTTGCCTGAGTTAATTGTGTCTGTGCCTCTGTCCGTGCTGGCGCTACTGCTGCTACTGCCGCAGTTGCCGTTGCTACCGTTGCTGTTGCTTCAGTTACTGCTGTCTGTGCTGCTTGAATTGTAGTAGAGGCTGTTGCAGATTGTGCAACTTCTGTTGCAATTGCTGTTGCTACTTGAGTAACTGTAGTTGGGGTCTGTGTCATTAATGGGGTTGCTGTTGCCAATACCGTTGCAGTTGCAGCCTCAACCACTGGAGTTGCTGCCGTGACAGCAGCTTGTGCTACAGCAACTTCTGGAGTCTGTGTTGTTGCGGTTATAGGTATTGCTGCAATTGCTGTGGTTACGGCAGCTACTGCGGTAGTAACGTCTTGCGTTACTGTTGCTGCTGTTGCTACAACTGTGGAAACATTTGATACTTCTGCTACGGCAGTGGTGGCTGCTGTGACTGCAGTAGTTGCTGCTGCTACGGCTGTGTTAGATGTTGTTACTGCCTGTACTGCAGTCGCAATGGTTGCTGTTGCTGTCTCTGATGCTGACACTGCTTGTGCGACCTCAGTAGTGGCTGTTGCAATGGCTGTATTTACCGCTACTTGGGCTGGGCTAACTACAACCTGCTCTGCTGGGGGTGGAACCTCTTCAGCATGTGAAAAATTTACTGGAGAAAAGATCATCCATAGTGTTAAAAATAACCCCACTAATCCTGATCTGATTAGTATCTTTTTAATTTTTTTCTCCTTATATAGCCCTAGTGGTGGATCTGACTAATAAGCTTATTATACCATTTTTATATAAAAAGAAAGAGGGCTGGCACTTAGCCAACCCTCTAACTTATTAGGTTAATTTACTTCTTTAGAGTAACCTTAGCCTTTGGATTCTTTGCGTTCCACTTCTTTGCAAGAGCGTTATACTCTGCAACATAAGTTGCCTTCGCAAGATCTGCAGAAGCCTTTGCTGCTGCTAGTTCTAATGCTGATGCAGTCTTTGCATCTGCAAGTGCCTTGTCTGCTGCTGTCTTTGCAAGGGCTGCATCTGCAGTTGCCTTAGCTAGTGCTGCATTTGCTGTTGCAAGTGCTGCATCTGATGCTGCTTTAGCAGCAGTTGCTGCCGTTGCTGCTGCTGTTGCATCTGCTGCACGAGCAGCGACTGAAGCTGCTAGTTGTGCAGTAAGTGCTGCATTGCTTGTAGCAAGATCAGAAACTGTAACAAACTTTGTAACAGACTTAACTGCTACTGGAAGTCCATCAACATCTGTTGCTGTAATAGCAAAACCAATAGCAGCATTACCTGCTGTTGCTGGATATGTAACTGATACCTTTGAGATACCTGTTGTTGTATCAGATGCTGCAGATGCTGTAGAAACTGTTGCACCTACAACTGTAACTACTGGTGTAGTTGCTGCTGGTACGTTTCCAAAAATATCTGTAACTGTAGTTGAGTATTCAACAACACTTGAAGTATTTGCTGATAGAGCAACTACTGGCGAGATGTTGTATGCAGGACCAGCGGTTCCCTTTACGTAGTATACATATGTGTTTCCGCCATTGGTAATTGTTACAGTGCCAGTAGCAGTTGACTTTGTGTAAACATAGAATTCTGCTGTTGTACCTGTTCCAGTATTAACTGAATATGATGTAACTCCTGAAGCAGAAGTTACTGGTGCAGTTGTTGTGTGAAGTGCTGGCACAATAAATGCTCCTGATGTTACAACAGAAACTACTGTTCCTGTGTCAACACCAGTTAGAGCAAACTTAACTGCGTCCAATACTTCTACCTTGTTGTCAGATGGAACAGTTACTGATGCTGCACCTGCTAGGGTATTTGCATCTGTGTCTGCAACTGCGTTTACAGTTACTGCAATAGTTGGTACAGCGTGTGCTGGAACCATTGCAAGTGCTGTACCAGCCAAGGCTGCAGCCATGACTAGACTAATCTTTTTAAATGAATTCATTCGTTCTCCTTGTTATATTAGTTTTAGATTGTCAAGAAAGCTCTTGACGTCTTGAGGCATTTGCCTGTCTTCCAATTCTACCATAGCTCTCTGCTGTCTTGCAACTTTATCCGCAGAACCCCAGGTATGGATGTCTATTTCAACATTCATTTCCTTTGGAGTATGAGATATGGCTCCAAATACTGCCCCACAAACAGCATCTGCTAAGTCCTTAGACTTCTTTCTAGGGTGATCTACACGATTACCCTTCATGATCTTTAGCTCTGACATTTCTTCCAGAAGCAAGGGAATCATGGGCATAGCAACACGCTCTTCATAGATCATCATTGCTAAATCTTCGTAGTGTTTTTTGGCAACAGAAACAGTTTCAGTTCTTATACCAACCTGCTTTAATTCATTTTGAATATCAAATGATTGCCAACGGTCAAATGAAACCATCCCTATATTAAAACCTTGTCTTCTAAGGTTTTGAATCCATTGTTTTACTTGAGACAAGTCAACAGGTCCTTCTGACTTTGGCTCCCACCATGCTACTGCATCTACTATTACAATTGGTGCTACTTGTTCGTAATCTTTAATTACCTGAATATTTACCCACTTATCTACGTGAGCAATAGCAACTGCACACTTATCGTGCTTTTGTGCAAGGTCAGCATGAACATAATAAATCTTGTCTGGGTCTGGAGTAAAGTTTTCTGCAAATCTTTTAAAACTATCTACAGGGTTTGTTAATGTCATACAAGTAATAAGTTTATCTTTTTGCTTAAAGAAAGCATCTGATGAGTATGTTGGTGTACATAAGAAACGCATCATTGCATCTCCTAGGTCTGTTAAGAATGCAATCTTAAAGTCATCAATCTTTCTTGTAGGATTAACATCCCATGTTGGACGCTTTAATGCAAATATCTTAGGAATTTTATATGAAAGTATATGGTCTTCTTCCCATGATATCTCAAAGTTATTGTCTGGATTATCGTGTGGCAAGTCTTCATTAATAATAAACTTATGTGTTTTTTCTACTACTTCTTTGTCAGCAATTACTGAATCATATCGTTGAGAAATAAAGTCACCTTGATATCGTGGGAAAGAAAGAAGAACAACCTTTCCAAGATCAGGAAAACGAGAATCTACAGTACCACGGAAAGCTTTGTAGATATTATCAGCAGTCTTACCTTGCTCATTACCTGTTGCTACCTCTGATGCAAAGCCAGAAATTTCATCAAGTACTGCCATAAACAAGTTTAAACCTTCATGTGACTCACGTTCTGAGTGACCAGAGTACACAGTAATTGATTTATCAAACTCAATTGAGTCTGCCTTTGGATTATACTTTCCTGCAAACCACGGTGATCTTTCAATTTTAGACTTGAAGCCTTTAAAGAAAACGTTCTTAGCCTGTTGTGCGTTGACAGCAACGTTAATAATATCAATAGCATCTCCAGCAGGCTTTCCATAATAAATAGCAGGATCTTTAAGGCAAAGCATCTTATATACTACATATGCACAGGCTACTGTGGATACGAAGTCTTTTCCAGATCCCTTGCCAAGTTGCAGAATAAGTTCATTTTTTGTGTATTTCTTGTAGTATTCTTCGCCAGTATCACCCATAATATCAATAACATCTTCTTTACGATAGATCTGGCTCATAGCCTCAACAATTGTATACTGGATGTCAGACAGGGGTGGTTGTCCAAGATAGTCTGGAGACTCAACAAATGTTTTTGCGTCAACAGGCTTCTCAACAAAATGATTCTCTTTTAGAACTTCAAAGAAATCATTGAACATCGTGGACAACTGTAATCACTTCTCCTTCTTTTGCAATAGCAGATAAGCGTTGCATAATAATATCTCTTACCTCTGGGTGCTCAGATGCAATATCTCTAAGTATTCCAACAAGAACTTCTTGACGGCGTTCAATCTCAACCATCTCTTCTGCAAGTTCTTTATTCTCAAGTAGGCCAGCTTTTTGTAGCATATCAATACGCTTAGACTCAATATCCATTACAAGTTTAATTGCACCAGTCTTTGCACTAAGGTTGTTAGTCATGGATGCTTCATCAATAACTTCATATGATTTTAGAATAAGCTTGCTATAGTGTGCATCAGCGCCAGCAAGTGCATCTTTTGCACGAGCACGGATTGCTGTATTATTAGATGTCTTCTCTTTCCATTCATCAATGTATGCAACTACACGAGTTCGTGGAATTGCCAACTCTTTAGAAATTGTGGTTGGGTCGCTACCCTTAAGATATTCTCCAACAACATCATTCATTACATCAAGATGCTTGACCAACTCTTCTTCAGTTGACATACTTGCCCTCTAGTCTATTAATTTCATCTTTGATATAGAAAATTGCTTTTTCTAGATCTTGAATGGTTTTAGATTCATCTTTTAGTCCTGCTCTCCAAAGGTACTTGAAAGCGTTACCAACATTAAAGTTACGGTGACGAGTTATTTCAATGCACTCAACTCCAGAAGGATCTGTAGTGTAGTGTCGTGGATGATTAACTTGGTCAACTGTAATGTTTAGATTGTCACTCATTTAGTTACCTCAACATGCAGTCTTTTAAAACATGTCAGACATGTAGTATATGTATTCCCAGTAAATGGGCATGAAGATATTGAAGAGTCTTTGTGCTTGCAAAAAGCTTGAGCAAACGAAGATTTAAAATAATTCATCATCTTCATCATCTTCTTCCCAGTCAAATGCTTCAGGAATCCCTCTTAGTGCTGTGACAACATAAGTTAGTCCAACAGCACCAGCAACACCCAAACCTATAGCAACCTTCTGTATTTTATTCATCGTCTACTCTTTCTTAGTCCAAATTTAGCTAGATAAACATAGATAGTTTCTACGCTTGCTCCGCATTCTTTTGCAATCTCCTCTGGAGACTTCTTGTCAGTTAAGAACCTTTTCTTTAACCAAACCTCTGATGTATATAGTTTACCAGCCATGATGTTATTTGTCAACCCCTATTGCCTTTGTCCAATTTGATAATGCCCAGTGACCAATACCACAAGCATCTGCCACATCATTATCTGTAATAGTTCTATCATAAATAGTGTTAATAAATCTAATAGTACGTTCTTTTCTCAGGTTTCTCTCATAAGATTTATACCAAGATACTGACTTTCCTGGGTGTTGTGCACGTATTACTAGTTGTTCTTCTTTAGATATCTTCTTATTCCCTGCAAAATTCTGCCAAGTGATAGGTGATACCTTACCTATAATCTCTGTACCAGACTGTCCTGCTGATCCAAGGATTGCTCCTTGAACCAATGCTAAGTCTGCAGCAGTCTTTGGTGAGTTCATAAAAACCGTATGCTCAATAATTATTGCTTCAAATCCACCATAAATATCAAAGAAAGCTTTTACTTTTTTACCTGCATCCATAACCTTTTCATAGGTATCTTTGCCATCAAAGCTTATTTTTCCAATTGTAGTTATATCTTTTTTCTTTGTATTGAATACTGCAAAGGCAAGACTATTAGTGCTAGCGTCAATAGCACAAATATAATCAGGCATAATTGGAACACCCCACTTACTCTTGTTCATACTCAATAAATCCTTTTATCTCTTTTAACATTTTGTCTACAGCTTTTTTACTAACATTACAATTTGCACAAAAACCAGAGTCATTGTAGATGGAAAGAGAAGTATTGCATCCGCCTAAGCATCTACGGTCCTTTCCCTTCCTCTTTTGTCTACGAGTTATCTGATATCTTTCCTGAATCTTTTCTTTTGTAGCGAGGTCTCTACACTCAAGGCTGCAGTAAATTTGATAACTGACCTTGGGGCTAAACCTATTATCACATCTGCTACAAAGTTTCACTCAGTTCCTTAAGGGATGCTATCTTAACAACACCCACCCCTGCTTCATCACATGCTTTTTTAATTGGACAGTTTTTGCAAACCTTAGAGTTTGATCTGTAGTTCTTGGTAGGCATCTCTTTAACTTCCCAAGACTTACGAACAACTCTCATCCATTCAAAAGCTTCATCAATCCATTTACGGTAATTATCATTTACTTCTACTGGAATTACAAGAAGCTCATGGTTGTTTTTATTCTCATAAATAAGAACTCCCTTAGCTTTCTTTAGAATCTTCATATAAATAAGTATCTGTACAACGTGACCCATCTTAGGCTTACCTGTACGCTTACGATATTCAAATACTTCATTGTTAGTAGTCTTAACTTCAACAACTACTTCTTCGCCTTTCCAATTAATAAAGTTATCTACATAACCAAAAATTGGAGGATCATCATTAAAAATCTTAAACTCTGAGTCAATTGACAGACCAGAGTTTTTAAATGCTTCTTCAATTCGTCCATGTGCAAGTGTTCCATTGCTCATATTTGCAACTGCATAAGGGTCAGCATTGTCTTCAAATACTGCTCCCTCAAATGCAAGGTACCAATATCGTGGACATTCTCCGTGACCATATGCAATAGTAGAAGGACCAAAAGTCTTCTTCTGTGTATGCTTAGGCTCACGACCTACAAGATATCCTGCCTCAATAGCCTTTAAAAGCTCTCTAGCATCAATTGATGCTGGTGACTCAACCTCTTTAATCATTATTTGCTGTAGTAAATTTTTTGTCATTATATTCCTTTGTTTATATAAGTATACCAGGTTAGCGCATAATATATTTGAGTGCTGATACCAAGTTGTTGATTGATTCTGCTGCTGTATAGTAAATGTTCTTTTTTGCCCTATCATTTTTGTCAACATTGGCCATCCAGGTTGCCTTAAAAGCCATCTTTGCTGCTATTGCTTGAAGCCTGACTATCTCTACTGTTGCCACATTAAGTGGAATATCTGGCTTAATAATGATCTTAGCAATAAAGGTTAGTGCTGCCGTTAATTCTTCATCCTTCATATAGTCTGCTATTTCAGATAATCCATCTACCATCTCTATTGTTGTTTGTTGTTGTTCACTCATTGTCTTCTCCTATCATCTGTTCCATTATTTCAAATTCAGTTATCATTAATCGTACCTTTGAATTTCCATCACCAAGTACTACAATTATTGCTGGATCATTGCCATTCCTGATGGCATCTGTAACAGCCTTAGCCCATACATCTTTATTGAGAGTAAATGATTTTGAGCACTCTTTAAAATCTACAGTAAAATTTTTCCAGGTAGCATCTCCCTTATGGGTGTTACGTCCTGAATTCTTGTGCTGCTTAGCACCTATTCTTTTACTTTCCGCTCTTTCGCTCAAAGTCTTTCCTTGTCATAATAAGTGGAACTCTTGACAAATGCTTTTCACTGCACATCCATGTTAGATCTGCGCTATCTGTCCAAAGTCTTAAAGATGTAACTTCTTCATTACATTTCTTGCATGGAAACTTTCCTGAAAAAATCTTAAACTTTTCAGACATCTAAAATCTTATTCTTAATTGTTTCTTGAAGGTCTAGATCTTCTCTAACTCTATTAACAAAACCATCACGACCTTGAACCTTTGTGCCATCTGGAAGAACATACCATGCACCTGTGCGCTCTACTATACCCATCATTTCAGCCGTATCAACAAGATCACCAATGCTATCAATACCAACATTATCTCCCCTGAAATAAAAGTCATACTCGCCAGACTGAAAGCCAGG